CGTCTCGATTGCCCGATTTTCTAAAAACATCGCTGGCGGTTCAGTGCAACTCGATGCGCTCGGCATAAAGACTCGCAATGCCGACCATTCGATGCGCGACACATACGCAATTCTGAGTGATGTAGCAGCGAAGTTCGCGCAAATGCCGGACGGCGTGCAGAAAACGGCGCTGGCCGTTGAGCTGTTCGGGAGAGGTGGAGCGAGACTGATTCCACTGCTAAATCAAGGTTCTTCTGGGCTTGCTTCAATGGCCAAGGAGGCGCGCGAACTAGGAATTGTCATGTCTGATGAGGACGCCAAAAAAGCGGAGGAATTTGAAGACAACTTAAAGACGTTACGTTCTGCTGTTCTGGGCTTGGAACTCGCGCTATCTAAGGAACTTGTTCCCGCAGCGCTTGAGTTTACTGACGCTGCGATCAAATGGGTACGCGGAGGCGGATTGCAGGAGCTCGTAGCTTACCTAAAGCAGGCCGCGGAATATCTGAAAATCCTCGCAATAGTAGTTGTCGAATACAANCTAATTTCTATCTTGTACAGCCTAGAAACTGCCATTGGTAAGGTCGCTCTCGCCACACGTGGGCTCAATGCCGTCCTGCTTGCGAATCCATGGACAGTTGCCGCCGCCGGTGTAGTTGCTCTAGGCACGGTGGTATGGGCGCAAAAAGAAAAGTTAGATGCGTATCAGCAGTCACTAAGCAAGGCCGCAGACAAGGCCGCACTATTCGCAGCGGTCAATAAAGGCGCTACTCTTGCCGACCTAAGAAAGCAAGGGTATACGGATGAAGCTATTAGATCAGCCTACGGAATGCCTGCGCCACCCACAGAAAAGCAAAAAGCGACGCCATATGATGAGGAGGACGTAAGGAAAGCGCAAGAGGCCGCGAGGAAAATTGCCGAAGCGGAAAAGCGTAGCGCGGAAATCCTAGACAAAGCCAGGCGTGGGGAGCAGGATGGTCTCGCGAAAATCCTCGAGCAGTACCGGCAATACAGGCAAGAGTTGGGTCTTAGTGCCAAGGCGCAACGAGACCTTGCGAGTGCTGAGACAATTACGCTGCGCCAGGAGGCGGCGAAGGAGATGGCCTCCTATGCTCAGGCTACCGCCAAGGAACTCGAAGAGGCAAATGAATATTGGCGCAAAATCAGAGAGCAACAACTGAAGGATTCTACCGATTTTGCTGATGAGACGAGCAAGATTGAGATGGAATCCGCGCAATCGCGGCTGAACTACGAGCAGACCGTAGCAGAGCAGATTCGTGACGCGCAATTGCGCCAACTCGACGCCGTTGGAGCTCGCACGGTTGAGCAGCAAGTCGCATTGCAACAGAAGCGCCTAGAAATCGAGATTGACTATCTGAACCGCACGCTGGAGCTAAAACGCGAAGAGCTTAATCGCGAAAAAGACCTTGAGATTGCCGAAATGGAGGCCGTAGCTCGGGCAAGGGGCATCTCTGAAGAGCTAATACAGCAGCGTAGAGCGGCTATCGATCAAAAGTATTCCGAGCAGACAGCAGAACTCGAGGCTGGAACACAAGAGGCCATACAGGCGGCAAAAGAGAACACAGCCATAAAGCAGGCTCAGATAGTCGAAGACTATAATCAGAAAGTCTTTGACACTTTCAAACGAGAGGCTGAAGGGGTATTTGACGCCCTGCTAACTAAGGGTCAGTCGGTCTGGTCAGCGTTGGCAAACAGCCTCAAGACTGCCGTACTGACCGCCATCAAGGAAATACTGAGCTCCGAGGTGGCTGCGCTGCTCATGCGGCTATTCACTGGCCTTCGCGTTCCCGTTGGATTAAGTGGGGCTGGCGGTGCCGCTGCGATCCTTGGCGCCGCCGCGCCGGCTTTTGGCTCTACTGGCGGCTTCAACGTCCCTATTCCGGGCGTGCCCGAATACCCCGGAGGCCTTGGCGGCATTACCAAGATAGGAGGCATATTGTCCAAGGGCGCATTATCCGCGTCCAGTCTTGCTCCGCTTGGTCTTGGCGCTTCCTTGTTCGGGCTTACTTCAGCCTTCCGGCTTGGACAAAAGGGAGGCGTAGGCACAGCTCTCGGAGCAGGTCTTGGGGCCTTCAGTGGGCTGCTCGGTTTTGGTTCGCTGACAGCTATGTTTCCCGCGCTGCTAGCGGCAGGACCATTTGGCTGGATAGCCGCAGGAGCAGTTGGCGCAATCACGGGGCTAATCGGGCTATTTCACAAGAGTGCTGAACAGAAGGCTCGAGAGAAAATCAAGGCCACCTACGGCGTCGACATCCGTGAAAAAAACATCCTGACCGAAATTGTGAATATGGCGAAGCAAGGCTTTGGCGGAAACCTGGACGCGGCTATACGGAGTCAGCAAGTGCGCGACTTAGTGGAACTCTATGCAATGTCCACCGGTCAGAGCACCTCGGGCATCCCCCCAAAGGTAACGCCGGTATCACTTCTACAGCAAGGCGGCCTGCTCTATCAGCAGAACGCGTCTAATGGGGCTTTCTCACTTGACCGCATTGGCGCGGGAGCGCCATCTGGCGGTACAACGGTGATCAATATAAGCATCCCAGGGGCCAAGGAATTCTTTGAGCAAGAAACCGTCCGCGTGGTGGTGAATAACCCGCGCACGGTGCAATCGGCAGTAATGAGTGCAATGAAGCAGAATTCTGGGCGGCGGCAGTCTGCCGCATTGCAAATGAGTCCGGGTTTGGTAATGGCATAGCGATGCATCGCCGCTGGTTGTTCGCTTTAGCGCTATTCTGCACCCAGGTAACGCCGGGCAAGGGTGCGGACTGGCTAGCCGTTTCGCTAACGGCGCATGGAGCCGCATCGTTAGCGGACGGGATCTCGTCATGGGGGCGGTACGAAAGCAACCCACTTCTACGTTCTTCCGATGGACGGTTCGGATCGCGCGGGGCAACGATAAAATCGGGCCTATTCGGGTTTACGTTAGCCACATCGCTCGCCGTTCGCAAAAACCGGCGCTGGCGCAAATGGGCGATAGTCGCGAACGTCGCGGCAGCGGCCGCTTATACCGGCATAGCGGCTCGTAACGCAATCGTAACTCAGAGGTAAGATAGATATGGAATCAATGGTGAAGTTCGCTAAGGCTACGGCAGCCGTAGTTATTTCTGCTTTCTGGGGCTTGCATGTCATGATACAGCTCTTAGTATATGCTGTTCTATTCGATATTCTGACGGGCCTTGTGGCTGCGTGGCAGGCTAAGAGCCTAAATTCGGCGGTAAGTAGGAGAGGAATCGGCAAAAAAGTAATGGTAATTATTTGTGTCTGTGGAGCTGAAATAGCTGGCAGACACTTAGGGATACAGGTTCCATCACCCTGGGGAGGGACCCCACTTACTATAGGAGCGGCCGTTGCTACTTACTACTGCATTCATGAAGCGCTAAGCATTACAGAGAATATAGCGAAAGCCGGCGTTCCGCTGCCTAAATGGATTACAAGCAGTTTGGAAAAGTTAAAGGATTAAGGGGTGAGATAATGAAAACATTTTGGACTAAACTTACGGCATTCTTTGCCAAGTTGTTTACGCGTGATTTCTGGTCGCGCGTTCTTCAGGGCATTGAAACGGCGTCGCCATATCTCGAAGTCGCCTACGAATTCGTTTCGGTGGCTGCTCAGATGACGCCGAACCGAACGGATGACGAGCTTATCGCACTGGCTAACAAGCTCGGAGTGCCCGCCATTTTGCAATCACAGGATAAGGGCACTGCAATTCGAGACACAGTGGCCGCCGCACTTAAGACAAGGTTCCCATCGCTCTCGACCAGTCTGATTAATCGGGCTATTGAGCTGGCATATGGAGCCTTGCGTTCATGACACGCGATGAATTGATAGACAAGATTGCACAGGCCATAGCAGAGCGTGAGGGCTTTTACGTCTCAAAAGCGGAGGCAGAAAAACGCGGAATTGCCTATCCTACCCGNGCACAGCGCAATGCCAATCCAGGGAACATACGGCGCTGGAAAGATGCACAAGGNAATCCCTACCCTACTTTTGCCGGATATGTGGACTTTGTCAGTTGGGCATCTGAGAAGTTTCGCGGTGCATCCGTGGAAGAGATCTCCCGTCGAGCCCTTGAGGAGGGATGGAGAATTCTAAAGGCCCTCGTTTGGCAGTACATCAACGGAAAATACACCCAAGGAAAAGCGCCTACCCTTCAGGAGATGTTTCGCGTTTATGCGCCGAGCTCTGACCGCAATGACCCGGATGCCTATGCTCGTTTCGTCGCGGAAAAGCTAGGATGTGATCCGCGGCAACGGCCGATGGACTTGCTTGGATGAAAAATGAGAAAAATTCTTGAGCTTGTTTCCGCCGTTGCGCTTCTATGTCTTTCATGGTGCGCAATTGAAGCCTCCCTATGCCTGCGTGCCTGGCGCGATTTGCCGACAGAGATTCTGTCCGTGGTCAATGCCCGACTTATTGATGCTACAAGCATAGCGGAAGAGCAAATGGCGCTAACGCGCAGAGATGCGATTAGAGAAATCATGATTACACGCGCCGGGCTCCTTAGGCGCGTGGACTCGGCCGCGGTAAAGCTTGACGAGCGGCTGAGCGAGATCCAGGGCGCGGTAGATGAAGTGGCCACAAATGCGGCACAGACCGCTAAGACGTCTACCGCGCTTCTGGAGGATGCGCGTCCCGGCGTGCAGGCGTGGAGCAAGATCAGCCCAGCACTCGGGGCAAACGCGCTTGGGCTAGTAGCGGCTGCGAAGCTAACAGCCGGACAGACTGCTCAGACGATGCGAGAGATTCAACGCGCGACGCCCGATCTACTGGCATCCGTGCGCATATCAGCTACGGCAAGTCAACAGGCCGCACAAGCCGCAGCGCAGACATCGCAGAATCTGGCGACAATCACCAAGCCTGGACCGCGCTGGCTGCGATATTTCGGGCTTGGAGCCAGCCTAGCGGTACCGGCTGCACAGGTTGCGCTGCCATTCACAGTTAGCGCCGTTGCGAGCAAATAGGAGCTAAGGATGCGACCCATTAAGCGGATGTTACTTTTTAGCAAAAACCCCGCATTCACGCTGACCGCGACCACTAGCGCCTCGAATCAAACCGTGACCATTCAGCGACTCACCCTGTCGGTCGATACATATGTGGATTGGGGCGATGGCAGCCGGACGCCGCTGCCGGCCAACACTACCAGTTCGTTCAACCACACCTACGCCTCCGCCCGGGCATATCGGATCCGCATCCCGCAGGCGAAGAAGATTACGGCGATTGATTTGCGCGACTCGAAGCTCGGTCAGCTACGAACGGCGCAGCTTCGGTCGAGTCCGATCACGTATTTCTATGTTACGGCCGTGACGGATAGCACCATATCTTCCTCAGACATGGCCGCATGGAGACCGTCGAGCTGGGGTCTGGCCTCCATGCCCACGGGCAATTACACCGTAAATAGCGCGGACATGGCCGCATGGAGACCGTCGAGCTGGGGTCTGNNCTCCATGCCCACGGGCAATTACACCGTAAATAGCGCGNACATGGCCGCATGGACGTCGCTTCAGTACCTGTNCTGTTACTCCATGCCGACCGGTGCGGTAAGTATCAGCGCGGCGTCCGATTTCACCGGACTGGTATCGTTGCGTAACCTGCAACTCCAAAGCAACGCTCTCTCACAAGCCTCGGTGGATAAGGTTCTCCAAGGTCTCTGGAACGGCAAGGCAAACTTTACCGACCCTGCCCCATCGTGCAACGTGGGCGGATCGAACTCAGCCCCAAGCGGAATTTATCAACCAGCCAGCCCACCGACTACTGGCAAGGAATACGCCTATGACCTGGTGAATGGAACCTGCAAACCCGATGGCCCAGAGTGGACCGTGACGTTCACAGCTTAAAGGAGGTGGCNTGCACAAGTATATTGCGAGACGCTTTGACAACACGTTACTGCTGGTTGATTTGACCGTCGGCTCTACTGACAGCACTGGAATCCCGCCGGACGGCTCAGTCCTAACTGATGAGCTGTGGGGTGTTATGGGTGAGCTATGCGGGGCTACGGGGCTGAAGCAGCCGGATTACGATAACAAAATCGTCTCCACAATCGCCGCGATTTTGGCGAAAAAAGGCGTGGTAGTGAAGGCCACGCTAAGCACAACAGAAGCAGCGACGGAAATGAATTAAGGAGAGGAACAAATGCTTTACGACTTTACAATCTCGTCAGGGCAGGCAGTCAGCAGCGGGGAATACCTGGATCCGTCCGTTACCGGCCTCGCAGACGGCGCAGCTTGTGCGCTGCTGACTCCGGCAGCCTGGACAGCGGCTGATCTGCTCGTCGAATCATCGGTCGATGGAACAAACTGGTTCCCGGTTTATTCCGCGGACGGGACCTGCACAAGGATTGTGCTTGATGCCGGGAGAATCGTTACGCTCGACCCCGCTTCACTATGGGGCCTATCCTGGCTGCGCTTCCGCTCGGTGGCTGTCGGAGATACCTCGGACGTGAATCAAGCAGCAAACCGAACGCTGAGGCTAATCATTCGTTAATAGTCGAATTGACCGCCAAACAATGCCTGGATCGGTTCAAAACGCAGCGCCTGTTGCGGTACTTCCCGTAACTCTTTCTCGGGCTTTTGTGCACGAGCGGGAGTACGCAGTACTAGACAATGAGTATCGCAACGGGGAATCACAGCGCTCTATGCTTGCAAGCACTAGCCGCAAGCGCTGGAAGCTGGCTAAACGGCTAACTCCGTCACAGATTGCCGAGCTTCGCAGCTTCTATGAAGCCCGCAAGGGGGCTACAGAAGCATTCTTCTTCTACGATCCATATGATACTGCGCATGGGCGTTACGCCGTGCGCTTTGATTCATCCTGGGAGCAGACCGCTAGCCCAGGGCGCATTGACACGGAGATCGCACTGATAGAGGTGACTTAGGGTGTCAGACTATATTGGCAATATTGCAGTACCGGAGATTACGCCGAGCGGAACTTTTCCAATCGTGCCTGACTATGGCTACGGACAGGCCCTTGCTCCCGACGTCGTAGTCCATCAGTTCGGCTCCGGAAATGCAAAGATAGAACAGCGCTATCTTCTTGGCACTGGGGCTAGGCGCTTCCTGGTGAGACGCGCGTTTCTGAAGGAATCAGACAGAAATGCATTGCGTGACTTCTGGGAACAGCATTACGGCCCCTACGGCGCGTTCTACTATAACGCACCCAATGACGATGGCAACGGCACTACTCAATGTATTTGCCGCTTTGCCAACGAACCATTATCCTGGGAGATGGTCGCCGATTGGGCCTGTTCAATCGGTGTAACGCTAATAGAGGTCCCCTCCAGCACTCCCACCTACTCGGTGACTTCTACAGTAACTAGGTTCCCATCAGTATCTCTCCAGCAGGCCCTTCTTGCCCAAGTACAAGAAATTATACCGCTGGTAAAGATTCAGCCTCTCCAATCCGGCTATCCGGCGATCTTCGTATCAGACCGGCGATGCATAGTGGGCGGTCAACTCTATCAAGCACGCTTGCTTGAATTTGACGGCATTTCGCAATCCATCGGCAGCGAATCTGATGAGGCGCAATTCACGTTCGGCAATGCTGACCGAGTCATGCGCGATCTCGTTAATGACGTAGACCTATATCGCGCATCGATCGAATTCTCGCTCTTTCACGTTGGCACTGGCATTAAGCTTGACCTATGGAAGGGCAATATCGTTGATTGGCAGCTTGACTCTGGTCCTGAATTTAAAGTCACAGCTGCCGACGGGCTCTACGAACTAAATCTGCCATATCCAGTTCGAAAAATCTCACGCAGTTGCTGGAAGCAATTCAAGGGCCCAGCCTGCCCATACGTCGGTCCTGATACGTCTTGCGATAAGGGCTTCGATACTCCCAATGGCTGCCGCCAGCATGGCATGGATAACTATTTTGGGGGGATAGTCGCTGACCCGCAAGCCGTGCGCATCAAGGACAATTCCACGGGCGTATGGGGCTGGGGACGCTCGACGATTACCAGCGTTTCGCTGATAGCCGACTCGATCTACGATCAGGTACTGCCGGAAATATACACCGACTCATCGATGCCGGTGAACTGCAAGATAGCGGCAGGGCGCGAGGAAGGTGACTTCTACGATGCTTTGGGAATCGTCGGTGCCGGTCCGATCGGAGCCTATGGAACTGGGCATCTGCTTGACAACCAACCAAATCACGGCCCCGGCAGTATGGGTCTACGCACCAGCCTAGGCAATGACCCCAATCCGGATTCGTTCTCTCTGGGGCAGGGGACGCCTCAAGTTTGGGGACCGGAGCGCGCTGCTGGAACAGCCTTCATTGAAATTCGCCGCACTGATCAGAAGGGCTTCCAGCCTACGCCACTCTCTGAGCACCAGATGCAGGCAGTAGTGACCGCTGGAATGAGCGGCTGGGTATGGACGGCGCCAGGCACGCGTTCACGGCAGCTTTTGACCAATCCTATTTGGATTGCGGTTAATATGCTGCTACGTGCGCGTGGCCTCCAATTTGCTGATGCTGCTACATGCGAGCAGTTCTTCGATGTGGATGCGGCTATTGCTGCTGCTCAGATATGCGATCAGCAAGTTTCAAAGCTAGTTGGTTCGGGCTACGAGACACAGTTTAAGTTCCGGGGCATACTTCAGGAAGAAAAGCCTCTTCGCGACTGGCTCCAGGAAGTGCTCATGAACTGCCTGGGCTACTACACGTTTGCATTCGGAAAGCTGAAATTGGGCGTGCGCATAAACTCTTCATCCCTAGAGGCCTTTACCGAGGGAAATATATTGTTCCAGAGCCTTCAGCTTTCTCCGCTCAAGCCCAGCTTTAATCACTTGACCGCCAACTTCGCCGATGAGGAGTTCAATTTCGTCGCCAATTCTATCTCGCTGTATGATATAGACCACGCGACATTTCTTGGTGGCGGAGCCGGCCCGCTGTTCTTAAAATCCACGGTCAATCTCTCAGGTACTGCTTCGAAGTCCCAGGCGGCGCGGATAGTCACAACCCGGCTGCGCGAGGAGCTGGGCGGAACTACACTGGCAGAGTGGAAGGCCGCACGGCAAATCTCATTCAAGACTACCGTGCTTGCCCTCAACACCGAGCCGGGCATGGTCTGCTCAATGACACATCCTTCCATGCCAAGCGGCAGTGGAGAGTTCCGTGTTACATCCTGGCGGCTGAACAAGGATTACTCGATCGATATCCAGGGACGCACCACCACTGACTCGATGTATGACGTGGATGCTGGTCCAAAGCCCGCCGATGTGCCTGCGGAGCCGGTCAGTAATGAGGCGTACTTCCGATCGGCCCCTGATGTGCTCATATTCAAAGCTGGCAAATCGAACGGAGATGGCACGTTCGAATCGACCATGTATTGGGATAGCCAGCGGCAGATGATGCTCATCGACTGGGGCTGTGTTATGCCACTCGACACCTCGAACTGGGGCGGCGTACAGATATGGCTTAAGACTCCGGACGGTTCCGGTGGATACAAATATAGCCAGGCCACAGGAACTATCACGCCCACGTTATTCGAACAGTTTGACAACGTAAAGGCCTATTACGACACTATTGCCATTGGGCTCGAAAGCGTCCCTGATCCGCCTCAGACTTGGTCGATAATTGCAGTGAGCCTGAGCCGCTTCGGCGTGCCAAACACTGACTCCAATGGGAACCCCACCGGAGTATCTGTTGACTTACCCACCCTCTCGAAATCCGATTATGTATCTGGATTTTCGGCCTCTGTGCTGATCGAGGTAAGTGAAAGCGGCGATCAATTGTTCCGCATCGCAGGCTCCTGGACTAATGCGCCAATCCCGCGTTACAAGGCCGTAAAAATAATCATGCGCGGGATGACGGACGATGATGTCGTGCTTGCCATCGAGGGAGAAGGTTCTCATAGTTTCAGAACTGACGCCTGGCCATTACCTGAAACAACAAAGGTCGTTCAGATCTATGCGACTCCCGTCTTTGGCGACGGAACAACGGCGCCCATTATTCCCGGAACAACTCCGATGGTCCAGCTTACCATCTCTCGCCTCGGCGGCACGACAGGCAAAGAGTACTGCGAGCTTGTCACTGGATTCAGCGCTTCTGTCGCGACTCCAGCGTATTCAACAAATGCGGATGGGCAGAAGGTTCTGAGAATCAATTTTTCCTGGACCAATCCGTCCGACGTTCGATTTGGTGGTGTGGCCATATTTGCCAATTGGTATGACGGAACCACCATTCAAGTCACCGGCTTTGAACGTGGTACGTCTCTCAAATGGCAAACATCCTCTTTTCCGACGACATCATCTAATGTAACATTCTATGCGCTAAGCGTCGATACCAACAATAGGCGGAATACATACCAGAGCGGAATAACTCCTTCCTATACGCTTACGCTGCCATCTCCGAGTCTAGGTTCTGCTGGATCTGAATATACGTCGAATGTATCTGGCTTTTCTGTAAGCGTTTCCTATCCTACAACGGCCGATGGAAGTTATGTTGCGCTTGTAACTGCTACATTTATACCTCCATCCGATCCGACCTGGGGCGGCGTGCAAATCCGTGCAACCGAGGATGGCGGCATGACGTTTCCGACCCGGGTCGACGCAAAGCAGTCACCAGTCACGTTTGAGCTAACACCAAAACAGTTCGCTCAAACGTTCAGTATATATGCTGTTAGCTATGATGTGAATGGCAGGTCCAATAGCATCTCAACCTACGTAACTCCGCGCCAGGACATTATCGTCGGAACGAGTGCCGGACAGCTGGATTTTAGTAAAGCTAAGGCCACTACTTATGACCCTAATATCTTCACCATCTCGAGCGGTCAATTCCGCGTGTGGGCAATGGATGGCTCGTTGATTGTAACCGGCACAATCAGTTCCGCAAAATTAAATGCAACAGAGATCTCTGTCGGTGGCGGTGGCAGCAAGCCAGGCAAGTTCGGTATATACAATGCCTCGGGCCAACAGATTGGATTCATCGGCGTAGAGAGTAGTTACGAGGGCGGCTGGTTTAAGACGCTGCGCGTCGGTGGCACGGACAAGTCCAATGCGCCATTGGTGGCTGATTCTAGCGGAAACCTATCAATCAACGGGGCTCAGATAACCGTATCCGGCACTTATGGAAGTCGCACATATTCTGCCGAAATGAAAACAACAAGTGGCTATGCGGCCGTTCGGTCTTATTCGACTGCGACCGGCGGAGGCGAAAGCTGGCTTGAGGATGGAGAGGTAGCAGTAGTTAGCAACGTTGAGAACAATCGTTACCCGGAAGCTAGGATGTACCGGACCTCCAGCTATGCGGGTTATGAGGCATGGGGCGATGCCACGATGAGCTCACGCTTTATAGTTTACGTTTATGCCTCAAGCGTTACGGGCCAGTTGGGGCTACTATCGCTAGACAGGCGAATCGTTTTTAGCCTCGATAACGGCTCCGATCCTTATATTGATTTTCGATGTATGAGCATCAAGGCCGACGGATATGCCGGTCAAACCGTAACTATTTCTTACTTGAAGCCGGATAACAGCACCGGAACGTTAGGTTTCCGCCGCGGCCTACTGACGAGTTACTCATAATGAAAGGAGCACGATGCAAGTAACTATAGAAATCGACGATGTAATTGCT